TTTCGCAGTGTATGCAAACAACCGCAAAGCCGGTAACGGTGTTGAAGTGACCGAGTATGTTATGGGTCAACCAAGCCGCAAGATCATTGCCGCAGGTTACAAGGCTATGGCTCTCGGCCTTGCGTAAGTAGAGAGTTCGCTCCGAAGTCCTGGGGGTAGTGTCCCAGGCAAACCCCCGAGCCCTGCCACGCTGTGAAGCTGTTGCGGGGCTCACCTTTTGTGGCAAAAATACAACACCAAAAGAGGTTGACAGAGTGGTAAAACCTTGCTATAATACATACATGAACTTAAACAATGTCGACGAAGAATGGTTCCGCAGAGATCGAAGCTTTCGTATCATAGGCAATGATCAAGTAGGCTATCATGTCCGAGCCTGTGGAAACCATCGTGTTCTCAGCGATAGAGAAGAGCCCTTAAAGACCCTACAAGACGCAAGGAATTGGTTGACAGAATACTATCCCGGTGTTATAATACATACATCGCAACAAGGAGCAGTCAATGAGCTACATTGTTTTCAAACACAACAAGGAATACGGTCCACGCAAAGGACTTGAAGGACCCTTCCACTATCCCAATGGCCGTGTTGCCTACTACGATCCTAAGGAAGGCCGCTACTGGGATCCACGGACTGACTTCTACCTCGAGACTGAGGAAGCCGCTGAACTCCAGAACTCGATCTTCGGAGTGCTGAAACGTGCTTAAGATACATCCAGACCTTAACCCACTAGAGGTCATCCTAGTCGAAGAGGACATGGCCCGCAAGGGAATCACACACTACACAATGACTCCGGGCAATGACTGCATCTGGGTCTACTACGGTTCTATGAACCTTTACTACATCTTCAACGAGGGTAAGATACATGACATCCAAATCGATTAAAGTCTATCAGGAAACCACACAGTGGACAGACAGCAACGCCGGTAACCATGTCTACATCTTCAACGAGCGGGTTACAGGTCGAAGTGCCACAGCTATTGCCTACATACCTGCGGGCACAGATCAGGTAAAGAAGTTCCGTACACCGCTCAAGCTGGATCTCAAAGGGCGAACATTTAAAGAGTTGACTTGATAAATAATTGACTGTATAATAGAACTATGAAACGAATCCTTACTTCAATCGCACTGATCGCATCCTTGGGCACTGCACAGGCAGCTGGTCCAGAGGATGTCTTGCTGGGTATCATCCTAGGCGGATTCATAGGCAATTCAATGGCTAAACAACAGCCCGTTCAGCCTCCTGTAATCGTTCAACAACCTCCTGTGATCTACCAACCACAACCGCAGATCATCTACCAACCCTTGCCCCCACAGCCGGTATGCTACCATACTCCGGTCTATAACGGCTATGGTCAGTTCTTTGGCTGGCGCACTCACTGTAGATAAAGATTCCTGGCCATAGTTCAATGGACAGAACATCTGCCTTCTAAGCAGTCAATCCAGGTTCGATTCCTGGTGGCCGGACCAAATAACCCTGCACTTGACAGGGTTTCTTTTTGATGTTATAATACATACATCGCAACAAGGAGCACACAATGGCTAAACTGTTAATCACTACACAATACTACGAGAACTACGGTGCCCATGATTGGGACGGCAAGAACGAGTGCCCACAGTACTGGAAAGCCAAGGGCGGTTCGGACTACGTGGTCAAGAAGTTCAAAGGTGGCTCTGCCGATGCTACCATGGCGGTCATGTGCCTGCGAGCACAGATTGAGTCAGACAACGATCACTTCCGTGAAACAGTGATCGACTTCCGCATTGTCAAGGACGACTACCTCACAGAGTTTGAGCAGAGCCAGTTGGACTACGAAGGTTCCATCCGTTACCCAGCAAAAGAGTTGGTTTGGTAAAGACCTTAGTGGTTGACAGGGCTTTGAATTCCTGTTACAATACACACATAGACACTAAGGAGCAAAGATGATTAGAGAACACATCGAGATGGACACACGACACGGTGGTCCTTATGATCGCGGCATGGCAGACAGCTATTACCGCAGGGACTACAATCCCCACTACTACCTAGGTGACACCAAAGCCTCAGGGCGTGTCACTCTCAAGGATATGACACCCAATGAGATCGTGGCCTACACCGCAGGCTTCAACGACAACGAAGAACATGGCGACTATAAGGAGTGGATCTAATGCAAGCAATGATCAACCTAGCCATAGTACTGATGCCCGTGATCGTCATGGGTCTTGCAATGATTATCATGGGAGAATTTTAATGAACGATCACGATAAGGGTAACCTAATGTTCTTGTTGAACCTGCCTACCAAACAGCTCAAACAATGGTACACGGAAGTGTCGGAAGACGACCGCCTGTATGCAGAAGAATTGTTGGTGCAGGCCCACTTAATGACCATCGATGCGGCTGTGGCTAAATTGCCACAGTACAAAGAAGCCAAAGAAGTTCTAAAACCCTTTAGGTTGACAGGTCTTTGAAAAGACGTTATAATACATACAAGAAGAAAGAATAAGGTTGCTGAAGTAAAGAGCATTTAAGGACGCTGAGGAACAGTGTTAAAGCCCTAGAGGAACTGGGGCACTTAGGTGGGGCAACGGATATAATAACCCTACAGAGCGTAGGGTGGTTGACAGAGTAGTAAAACGAAGTTATAATACATACACACTAACACAAAAGGGGCGACAGATGGCTAAAAAAGTAAACTATGATGCGTTTAACAGTTTCGACCTTAACGAAGCCTGTGACCATTTTGACTGCGTGGACCAGAAGGCTTGGGCTAAGATCCGCCCGTTCATTGTAGCAGACGGACAGGACTACGAGGCAGTGATGGTAGAAGCGTTCGACTTTGAAGACGTTACAGACAGCGAGCACGAGGCCTTCTGTGCAGGCGTTAAGTATGCCCTAACAAAGATGAACATTGCCTTTGAGAAAGCAGGCGTGGAACTAGAAGTGGCAGAAGTGGACTTGGTAGAGGCATTTGGCTACATGCTAGTGCGGGTTGACGACGAGCCCGAGACCTTTGTTAAGCGAGCCCTTAAGAAGCCCGTTATGATGGTAGAAGGCTGGGTATAACCCTTAGCCCGCAAGGGCTATTGGTTTACACTCTGGTAAATTGGCGTTATAATACAAGCATACACTAACACACTAGGAGCAAAAGATGAAGCTAAACGAGATCGTAGACTACAGGGGCCTTGGCACCATCCAGATGCGACTGGACGAGGATGGTCGTAAGTTCTATTCCTACAAGCACAACTTCTTCAACCAGTACGGCGATGAAGACACCATCAAGGGTGCCAAAGAGATGCTGGAGTGGGAGCACGGTAAGGCCGTAGAGATCCAACAGGCTATCTCAACCTTGACCGCTCGTGGCTACAAAGTCTTTAAAGAAATAGCATAATTGGCCGGAGTGCCAACCCCTGCCACTAGACCCTGCAACTCGCCTGGGTACTTCGCAGGGGTTGACACCGAGGCTTTTCCGTGCTATAATACACACATAAACAAACAAGGACACACAATGACACAGAAATCAATTCCATCAAGCACCGGCGGCGTTATTACCTACACCAAGACTGGTCTGATCCACACCGCAGGCAAAGCCTACTCCGGCAAGATTGCCGCTCAGGAAGCCAAACAAACTAAAGGAAAATGAAATGACTCCTAAACAAACCGCACTGCTCAACATGGGCAAACTCCTGGGCATTGCCCTTATCGCAGGCTTCTGTGCCAACGTAGTGTTCACCTACTTCACCGTAGAACAGATTGGCATTGGCTTCTGCGTAGGCATGATAGTCTATCTGTGCAAGATGGTCTACGACATCGAGCTGGCCAAAGCAGAGCACCTGGATGCCCTGAACAAGTTGAACAAGTAAACAAGGATCGCACTATGCAAACCGTCGCCGCTTTTGTCCTAGCCGTTGCAACTCTAGTTGGCATCAGCTTGATCATGGCCCTGCCCACTATGCTCCTGTGGGACTGGTTGATGCCCGAACTGTTTGGACTGAAGGAAGTCACTCTGTTCCAAGCATGGGGCTTGAACTTCCTCTGCGGCATGTTGTTTAAAAGCCACAACAGCACCAGCAAATAACAGTTGACAAGGTGGTAAAACCTTGTTATAATACATACATCAACAACGCACTAAGGAGCTTTTAAATGAACGCTAAAGACTTTAACCTGGACGCCGTGCAAGACGCAACCAACGAAGCCGCACTGGCTGCTCGCTCAGCTGTTAAGCAGGCCTATGCCGCACTGGGCGGTGACCGTGGCGCTTGTGGCTTTGCTTGGGTCAATGTGTGGGGTGTACGCTCCAACAGCAAGTTGGGCAAGGCCCTGCAAGCCGCTGGCTTCCGCAAAGACTACACAGGTTCGCTCCAGCTGTGGAATCCAGGCAAGGCGGCTGCTCAGAGCTTGGACATCCTGGAAGCGGGTGCCTATGCATACGCAGAGGTGCTCAAGGCTAAGTTGGGCTTGGACAAGGTCTACGCCGGAAGCCGAATGGACTAAGCAAGGGGCGCGAGCCCTTTGTTGAACGCATTAGATCCCTTTTAGTGTTCGGGCTCCACGGACCAACGGGCACTAGATTCCTTTTAATGTGTTCAACAAAGAGCTTGACAACTCTGTAAAAAGATCATATAATACATACATCAACAACGCACTAAAGGAAGCAAAATGGCTACAGCAAAGAAGGCAGCACAGAAACCCAGCAAGGGCACTACAGTACTGGAATTCGATACGGACGCTATCAAGAAGCGCGAGAACGAAGTGGCTAAGGAAACAGACGCAGAGATCCTGGCACGACTGGGTGAGCGCTTTGAGATCCTGGACGAGATGACCAAGGCTGTGAAGAGCGGTGATGTCCGTGCTATGATCGTCAGCGGCCCTCCAGGTGTTGGCAAGAGCTTTGGAGTTGAGAAGGTTCTGCAAAAGGACGGCCTGTTTGACACATTGGCTGAGAAGAAACCCAAGTTTGAGATTGTCAAAGGTGCTATGAGTGCCTTGGGACTGTACGCTAAACTGTATGAGTTCTCTGACGCTAAGAACGTGGTTGTGTTCGATGACTGCGACAGTATCCTTATGGAAGACCTGAGCCTGAACATCCTCAAGGGTGCCTTGGACTCCAGTGAGCGTCGTTTCATTGCTTGGAACACTGACAGCCGCCTGCTACGCTCAGAAGGCATTCCAGACCGCTTTGAGTTCAAAGGTGCGGCCATTTTCATTACCAACATCAAGTTTGAGCACGTAAAGAGCAAACGACTCCGTGATCACTTGGATGCATTGGAAAGCCGTTGCCACTACATTGACCTGCAGATGGACACCAACAGAGAGAAGATTCTGCGTATCAAGCAGGTGGTTAACGATGCAGACATGCTGGCCCGCTTTGAGTTCAGTCAGATCCAAAAGGACGAGATTGTCAGCTTTGTGGAACAGAACCAGGACAAGTTGCGTGAGCTGAGCCTGCGTATGGTGCTCAAGTTAGCAGACCTGCGCAAGGGCTTTCCAAAGAACTGGCAAGCAATGGCCAAGACTACCTGTATGAAGCGAGCATGACCCGAGTAATCATATACGCACTAGTGGGCACAGTACTCAGTGCCGCTGGTATAGACTTCTACAGTGAATGGTTCTGGTGTATGCTGGCGCTGTTCATCTGTAGTGATTACCTCAGCCGTAGGGCGGGCTTTGAAATGGGTGTAGTACAGGGCATAACAGCCTACTCAACAGCCACTGAATCCCAACGAGCAGACCTAGATAAGATAGTAAAAGACAACAATGACTAACACTACACAACACACATGCCAGTACATTGGCGCACACGCTCACACACCTACATGTACACACGCCGCACTAGAGGGCCGTAGCTACTGTGCTGAGCACTATGCGCTAGTGTACAAGCAGGGTACTAAGCGGGCTACACGCCACAAAGAACTACGGGTCGTGGACAAGGTTCGCATCGTAGAGAGTCTCATGAACGAAGCCATTGCTGAGTTAGAAGCAGAGGGCTTTGACTGCTACGGTGATTCGGAGTTGGGCTTGCTGGCTGATGAGGACCAGGTAGTCCAGGCCTGAGGTGGTGGCCGGCCATGGTGGGGTGGTCAGGTAGTGCTTGCACATGTTAGCAAGCACTAACTTGCAAGCATGCCAAAAGTTCTCAAAAATTCTCTCAAAAAATCTCCAAACTTTTCACCCCCAGTGTTAGAGTAGATCACCAGGGGCCGAGATCTCTTCCCCCTTTTTTAACTGCGCGGCAAAAATTTGAGCCGCTAAAACTTTCGGTACCCACGCTGTTCGGATTTTGAAAATTTTTTGCGCTAATTTTTTCCTCTATATATAGAAATTCTTGACTTATAGCATAAGTACGTATATAATTATTTTAAACTCGCACACTCATGCTACACTGTATAACCACCCTCACTGACCCACTTTGCGCCATAGTCAAGGACGATCCCGTGCGTCCCGAAATACCCATTGAATTCAGAGTAAGTGAACGCAGTAATATATTTGTACTGTTAGATCTCTATGGTAAGCCCATGGCTGCTGTATGTGCTGTTTACAAAGATTCAGTTCCCAAAAACACACTGGAACTAACACATCCCAACATGATGACTCCACACATAGCAGTGTTCTATACCATATGGAGCTACAGTGCTGGTTCTGGGAGGCAGTTGATTCTACAGACTCGTGATCATCTACGAGTTGTGCAACCCACTCTAACACAGTTTGTCACTCTATCACCACCCACTGACATGGCTCGTGTGTTTCACCTACGCAATGGTGCTGGCGTGCTGTCAGTCAATGCGGACACTGTCAATTACATCTATAACTAACAAGTATAACTTATGACTAAAAATACCTTTTATCTAGACATGGACGGAGTCGTAGCTGATTGGGAATCAGCTGCTTCTAGCTTTTTAGGTCGACCAATGCGCAATCCCGATTCACTCACACACTATCGCAACACTGTGGAAGAATGGGAACTGATCAAGACTCAAACACGTTTTTACCGTGATCTACCACTTATGCCCAGGGTGGGCGAGCTTGTACATCTAGCACGTCAGTATAGAGACATCTTGGGTTGGAATTTGCTGTTTCTCACTGCTGTGCCCGCCAAAGATGATGTACACTGGGCATTCTATGACAAGGTGTTATGGGCACAACTACATTTTCCCGACGTACCCGTACACTTTGGACCGCATTCGTGGGACAAGCATAAACACTGCACAGTGGGGGATATATTAGTAGATGATCGTCCGGACAATTGTTCACAGTGGCTTGAAGCAGGCGGACTGTCGTTTAAGGTCAACGGTAATGATCTGGGCAGTGTACTGGATTTGATCTCGACAGATTTAAGGACTCGTGTGGCACGTAAGAATCTACGTGACGTGGTTCTGGATCTAGTGTGATTAAGTGGGTAGATAAAGGTGTATAAAAATCTCTTTTTTACCGCTTCGCGCTTCGCGCTGCTGGGTTGGGCTCTTGACCGATGAAGGTGGCCATATTAGTCAGCGGTGAACCTAGGTTCTGCAGGGAATTGACAGTGTTTCAATCTAGGCTTGTGGGCTTTGATTCTGCTGATTGGTTTGTGTCCGTTTGGTCACGCAGCCAAAGTCGCAGTGACTATTGGCGCAGTCAGGGCAGTGAGTTGGTGGCACCCGGGTGGCTCAATCCCACAGTGGAGTGGGCTCAGGAACGTATTCAGCTGAATCTACAGGGTGGGCATCGTTTGGCTCACTTAGAACTAGTGGATCAAAGTCAGCTAGCATTCCCTCACAGTGGTCGTGATGACGGTGTTACCAACGTGGCCAACGGGTGGAAAATGTTCTGGGGTAACTGGCGCACAGATCAAATGCGTCAAGCACACGAACACAGCACCGGACAACCCTATGACCTAGTACTGAAGATACGTCCCGATCTAATGCTACACAATACCTTGGATCTAGCTCGCTGTGCTGAAATCCTAGGGCATGATGATCGTGCAGTGATCATGCCCGATAATACTCGTGCGGGCTATGGACATGCAGTCAGTGATCTTATGGCTGTGGGACGGGGTGCTGCCATGAGTTGTTATGCTGACTGTTTACATTCGATTGAACAGTATATAGCACAGGGTAAAATATTTCATCCCGAGACCATACTGGGAGATTATTTGAAATCTCAGCAGATGGGAATACGCACTGCCGGATTCCGCATTGACATTAGACAGTTGGGTCAACGGATAAGTGAAACAGAATATATTAGCGATTTCGGAAGTTGGGCATGAGAGTAGCATTGTTATTACCCGGAGAACCTAGATTCTGTAGAGAATTCGATCTGCTTCTGGAAAATCTCCGGGGCTATACCACAGTGGACTGGTTTGTTTGGCTGTGGCAGGACAGTCAATGTGAAGAACATCGTGGAGTAGATGTTGTAGCGCCCAGTTGGCGTCACATGGAATATGAAACAGCACACAGTCGCTTGAACAGCTATCTGCCTGCAGGGCACCAGTTGATTAATCTAAGCATAGAGAATCGAAGCAGTTATCCTCCGCCTCGGGTACACCACAAAGCAGGGGAAACCAGCGTGGAACGAATGTGGGGCATGTATACCAGTGTGAGGGAATGTGATCTACAGCGCCGAGTACATGAACGGGCCACGGGACAGCCCTATGATTTGGTCATACGCACACGCCCGGATCTAGGCTTGGCTGCACCCTTGGATCTAGAACATTGTCTAGAATATCTAAAACAAAATCCCCGAACTGTTATCACTCCCAGAAATGAAGTACACGGCTATGGGCACAAGACCAACGACATGATGGCACTGGGGCAGAGCAGTGCAATGTCCACTTACTGTGATCTAGCTCAGTACATAGTTGAGTATCATCATAAACTAGGTTTGATCTATCATCCAGAAACCATGTTGGCATTTCACATAGCAGCACAGGGACTGACTAACCATAATAAAGACAGCTATGAAGTAGTGTTGCGTAAGTTTGGCGCTGTTGAACGAGATGCTTACCGTAGCGATTACGGGCGCTGGGCTTGAATCTTTAGAATCCAGTCACTGCATATAGCATGACATTTCCAGTCTAGATTACTCAGTGTGAGATCCGCAGTTTCGGGCATGACCTGTACACTTCTCCCAGTTACAGGATATCCTGGATAGGCCCAAATGTAGTTTTTACTGGTCAGTGTGTAATGATCTTCTTGATGCCAGAAATAATTCAAATCTTTGCCCAACAACCAGTCAAGTGCGTCTATGTGTTTGGCGTGTATCCACAGACCCGGTTGATCTAAAAATTCTCTAGTAATGTTGTACTGTGGACCATCGTGTCCTAGATAAAGTCTGCCGTCAAATACCCATAGGTCAATTTCACAATCGTAGCCCAGAGCTAGACTATTTTTAATCTGCTGTGGTTGATTTTCTAATGAACGGTTAGGACCATTGATCAGTCCACGATGTGCTATCAGTTTCATTTCTTTCTAAAATATAAGTTGAGTTCATTTGACCACTGGTCGTTTAATTGTTCGTGAAACACAGCAAATCCATGTTCAGAAAGGAAATCTTTCATCTCGGCCACTGTGTGGTTTTCTTTGTAGAGTTTCCCTGCTTCATCCCGAGCACATTCCACAACACCTTCTTGAATTAGGCGTACATAGTCGCCCATGCCTTTGAGCACACGTAGGTCACTGCCCTGTGTATCACAATGAAAGTAATCGATCTTTTCCAAGTTCAGGCCCTGTGATTTATACCACGTATCAAATCTAGAAACTTTGACTGTAACAGTTCTTGTGGTAACTAGGTCTCGCCGCCCGGGCCAGGTCTGACTTACTTCGTCAACAAATGGATATAGACTGCTAGCGCCCCAGTCACCTACTGGATCACGATCGGCAACATAAAATGTTGACTCACCGTCATAGTCACTAATTGCCAAAGGAAATACATGATAACGATCTTCGTAGCTAACGCCAGCTGGTTCAGCACGATGATAAAATTGCCATGTGTACCCATTTTTTCTTGCAGTGTCTATTCTACTAAACAATTCGGGAATAGGTTCAAATGCCCAGGTCTCTACTGAGGTGTCGTTACGTGTTCTGTCTAAACTGTCTTGACCCTGATTTGCACCGATGTCAAATAGAATATATTTGCTCATACTTTAATCTTCTTTATGATTTGCTAAGAAATGATTTAGATCTTCCGGAGTGCCTATACCCCACATCTTTTGAATTTTCTTAACTTTAATTTTCTTACCTGCTTCAATTGCTTGATTAAACACGGGGCAAACATAAAATTCATTGTTAACACGAATGTTCTTTTCAATCATTTCTTCGGCATATTTAACGTAGTCACTGCCGTGCTTCCAGTAGTAAACTCCAACAGTGGCATCGTTGCTGATAACTTTCTTTTCAGCAACTTCACTGACAAAGCCGTCATCTCCTACACGGGCATAACTCCACTTTGGATGGCTCGCTTCAAAGGTAATGATACCCCCGTCAATTTCATCTGCGTTGAATGCGTACATACATTCGTTACTGTTCCATTTGATGAATTGATCACTGTTGGCCATAACTAACGGAGCATCGTTGTTGATATAATCTTTAGCCAGCAATGTACTGCAAGCTGCCCCTTCAGTTACTCCTTCGACCTGCACAATATCACATCCTGGTGCAATTAGATTGAGCAAATACTTTAGATTGTATTTTTCGTAATGTTCTTTTTGTACAATGAAAATAAAGTGTGCGTCGATGTTTAGATTTTCCACAACTACTTGAATCATCGGTTTGCCGTTGACTTCAATTAAAGGTTTAGGGAATGTGTATCCTTGTTGTGCAAATCTACTACCTGCACCTGCCATGGGTACCAGCACATTAAGTTTACTGTCTTTCCAAGGAATATTATTTTTAATTGTTTGTGAGTTCATATGTGATAATTTATTATTAATTTTTGACCAGGTCACATCGTGTGAGTCTTCTACAGCCAGTAAGTTTCCACCACTGTCCAATGCACCTTGTCTACCAATGTGACTGTCTTCAATGATTAGTGTATTGCGAGGTAGGGCATTGCAGACTGTCATACACTGCCAGTACATCTCTGGATACGGTTTAGGTAAAGTAACATCTTGATTGCTAACGTAGTAATCAACATATTCCATGACTCCTATTTTAAGCAGACTTAGTTTAACAGTTTCTCGTATGCTGTTACTGGCTACTGCAATCAAGTAACCTTGCTTTTTTAGTCTAGTGAATATGTCAATTAGTTTATAATCAAAATCAAATTTGCGAATTAGATCAAATGTAGCTTCTTGTTTTTTACGCCATATTAGATCATGAAATTCTGCAGGCAATCCTTTTGTTTCAGATAGTAATTTTAATTTTTTAGTAGTATTGAGTCCGTCATATACACTAAGGTGTTCGTCTCTGTTGATCACATATTTTTTATCAACAGATTCTAATGCGGCATTTAGGCTATGATAGTGTAGTTCTCTACTTTCTATCAGTACACCATCTAAGTCAAAGATTACAAGTTTATTCATGATAGTATTGTTGGATCTTGCGTAACGGGCAAGTGATAATGTTTGTCAGTAAACTTAGAACGACCTCTTGTGGTTAAGACGTGATCGAAGTTTTCTAATCTGTATTTTATATTGTTCTTATTAAGGTAGTGGCCCAGTATATGTTCTCCGGACCAGTTTCCGTGTCCGTTGTGTTCCCATTGTGGATCTGATTCTACTACCAGCTGATTATATTGTCTACCTATGTCAGCGTACAATCGCATACTATTATAAGTACCTAAGGCAAATTGATCATTGACAGGCCATTGACTCCACCCACATCCATTTTTAGGAATCACAATGTCATCTTGAACATCAAGTGATCTTAGATCGATAATTCTATTTAGCATGCCGTCTGGTCTAAATCTAATTACAAGATCGTAGTCCTGGTCAATTAAATCAAAGGCCATGTACAAGGATTGCCACATTCCTATTCTACGTTGATACCACCAACGAATGTTTTCAGGAGAGGCCGGCGGATGTGACAGCGAGTGTAGTGGAAGATTCCATGCTGGTTGTTCTGTAATCTTTAGTTTTGCTAAACGGTAATTTGGCAACAGCACTGATTCTATCCTAGCTCTGCCCTCTGCTTCAGTCGAAACCCAGTCACTGTTCCAAAAATTTAGATAGAGGTCCGCAGACTCAAAGCCAGTTAGTTGATGCATTAAAGCAATAAAGTCTCCGGTAAACCTGGGATGGCCGCCGCTGATTAAGGCTACACGCATTTTAGAAATATTGAATGTTTAATCTAAAAGGATAGTTAATTTCTAAACGCTCGAATGGTTCGTTCTTACGAACTTCTAGCATCATAGTCTTACCCAAAGCCAGTGCAACTGCACTAGGTCCACCCATGCTGGTAACAAAGTATTCACTACCTTGAATAACTCGAGCAAGTTCCATTAGATTTTCTGTTCTATAATGAGGTACCCATACTTTGAATATTTCTTCAAAGGCCGCATGTTCTTCTTCACTGCCTACAAATACGCCCTGGTCAGTTAATCCTCTTTGACAAACGTTTTGCCATGTTTTGCTGTCTTTTTCATTTCCGTCTTGGTAGTTCATGTTACGATGTACTACGATAGGACGTCCTGGAATCTTAATAGGATTACGACATTCCATCCATGGATCTATTTGAAGTTGTCTGAAATGATATTTGTGATCAATGCCATTGGCTAGTGCATGTTGATTACTAAAATTACGAGGTAAGAAACCTGTCTCTAAATGCAATGCTGCATCTTCAAGTTCGTAATCAATATCTTCACCGTTCCATACTTTAAAACTATTAATGTACGGTTGATGCAACATAAACTCTTCCATTTGATCAAAGTCTACTTGTCTCATCTTATCGTTGTGACGTCCTGCATCAGGCCACCCTAACTTTTCTTGAATCATTTTTTTAAGATTACCTAGACGAAGGTAAACATCACCACCGCCTAATATTTTAACTGCAACCATGCTACACAATGTGTCGCCCATGGTACCTGAATGTGAAAATGTTGTCATAATTTCTTTCTTATCTATACATATCTGTGGCACGTAATACTGCGCCTTCTAAAATCATATCTTTGTATTGTTCAACATTACTAGTAACACATTCGGGAAAGTAATCATCTAGTTGAACCCACTCATATCTTTCGCTGTCATTGGGACCATGATGTCCGTATTTGTTTTGTATAAACCATTTGATATTGTGACGCTTGATCATATCAGGTGTATCAGTTTCTGTGTGAGCAAAGTTTTGAATTTTGGTAATCGCATGTTGATCATCACCTAGGTAAGTGAAATGCCAGCCGCCATGATCCACAAATACTGTGTTTTCTGGCTTTGCGTTCCAAAAGAATGTCCATTCTCTTTCTTGTTGTGCGTTTGAATAACAACGACCTCTTGTTACCATGATGTTGGCATTTTTTGAAACGTTATAAACTTTCATGTAGTTTAGTTTATATTGAAATTGCGGAATGTTCAAGATGTATTTGTCATAATTATTCTCATCTTCTTTTATCAAAGTAACGATCTCAGCACGAGTAATTTCGTCACAGTCACTGACAATAACAATGTCTTCGGGTTCCATATCATATAGGCCTCGGTCAAGACAAACCCGCTGGAAACGTTCACGGACCCACGAGTCTTCAGTCTCGGGCATGTCTTCTACTTTTATATGACGAATCTTACTCATCCACTGACTAAATCTCTCTTTGTTATTTTCAAAGATATATTCTTTGGGTTTACCGCTGTGACTTAGATTTGATTCTGCTAAAACAAATACGTCAACTACGTCCCACAGTTCTTTCAATCGAATTTCTAAAACGTCTAATTCGTTAAAGAATGGAAAACAATCATATACTTTCATTAAAATCTCCAAATGTATTGATAACCTTCATGTACTAAAGGTTTGCCGATGCTCTGCATAAAATCATAAATGTATGCACCTTTGCCTTGACGTTGCCCATTGACAATAAAATTATCATCTACAGCAACAAGTGAACCAGGCCGCAGTCTAGACATAATTGCCGCAAGTTCTTTAATGTGATGTGCAGCACTGGGCCATGGGTCTTCTGGTTCGTAATCATAACTATCTAAGTATAACAGATCTACATAGTTCTCTGTTTCAGTTAAGTTCTGATTTGCTTGCCAGAGAAATTCAACGCTGTCACTGCAATGGATTTGTACTCGATCGCTTACTTGAGTAAGTGCATATTCTACGTGTTCTGGATTGATGTCAACGGAGTGTAATTCACCGCCGCTTTGATTAATGAATGCATCAAAAATTCTTGTGCTGAATCCTTCATCTTTAAAACTTACGTCTTCGCTTCCCCACTCTTTATGTGGAGGACGAGCGCATCCTGTTTCAATTATTAATGGTTCTTCACAAGTTTTTAAATGCTCTATCATTATTTGGAATGAGTCCTGGCGCTTGCCAGTTTTACGGATCATTTCTTCTAAGGTCATTTTTATCCTGTGTAAATGTTGTTGATATTTACAAACAAGAAAGGAACCCTCAGGCTCCTTTTGATTCTTTATAAAAGTTTACTTATTGATGCTTAAATTTTTATCAAATGTCTGATCTATATAAGATACTAGCTTTTCTAATGATTTACTGTTACGTAAGCTCTTATATACTAAATTTTCTATCCCGTATTCTCCGGTCTGTTTTAGACCTATTTTGCGGTATTTTCGTAATAATTTTAGAACTTTTTGAGCCATTTCGAAGTCGTTTTGATTCAAAACATACCTGATTAAATTATCCCAGTACTCGTACTGCTTTTCGATGCTTTTACGGTCTATTTTGCCACTATAGTTCTTTGGCTCGCGTATCCAGCTATTAGTTTTAAGACTCCACGCTGAACTTACAGTCGGACGAGTTTGATCTTCTGTTCCGGGCTCTACAGGAATACCTCTGATATTGATTTGAAATTTTTCTTTAAACAGTAATCGTTTAGTGTCCAACAATTCTTCCACTTCTTGATCACACTGTATTTTACCATAGTCTATAATTAGATGCAGATCAAGATCGCTTTGCTCGGTATAGTGATAAGTGACTTGACCTCCGGTTATTTGTACATCGATAACAGGAACATCGATATCTATAAATTCTCTAAATTTTTCTGCAATCTGTAACAGCTTAACTTTAACTTCGGGGCGCAGTTGTATACCATCCCATAGTTTGGGATTTAATCGATCATGTTCCTCGTAGCCCTTGGTAAATTCAATCATTCGCATAGAATATTATTTATTGATTAAATATTATTATGATTGAACAAAATTATAGAGGTTATCTTTTAGCAGCTCATCCTAGACGACAGGAACCGATTCTTCGTAAAGGAGTATTGCTAATATTAGATCATGATGCAACCGGGGCTATAGGACTCCAGATCAATAAACCATTTACAAATGATATCACGTTTCAAACTGTAATGCAGAATGTAGGCTTACATACAGATCAAGACCAGCCTTTATACAACGGCGGTCAAGAGTCAACTAATAGAATACATGTAATACATAGTCTAGACTGGTATACATCTAACACTACTAAAGTTACAAATCGAATTGGAGTAAGTCATGATGTTTCAGTTCTTGCCGCAATAAGCAAGGGAGAAGGTCCTGAACATTTCAGAGTAGTTGCAGGATTTACACGTTGGTTGCCCGGACACATTGAAGGGGAAGTTGCAGGAAAAGAACCTTGGCATTCATGGAGTTCATGGAGTTATGCTCCTGCTGAAGTCGAAACTGTATTTGGATCAGATGATATTGACCAGTGGCACAAAGTTATAGCTGAATCAGGTCGTTTACAAATTGCAAATTGGTTTTAATCTTTTTCAGGATTTAAATTAGCCAACATACTTCTAATGTCGGCAACACCCTTGGCGTGTTTATTTTTACTAACAGCTACACCTTTTGTAGGATCAATTGGAATAATTTCTCCAGTTTCGGGATCAGTAGTAGTTGACACTGTGCTGGTCCTTTTTAGGCCTGCATAGACACTACTTCCGCCACCCTGTTGCCGTTGCTGACTGAAACTGCCTTCTTGCTCATCTTCACCTAGGTCGCTAATACGCAATGTATCTACATTAAACTCTAGATCAACTTTTTGCCCAACACCACTAGAACTACGTGTCTTCATAAACTGTATTTGATACCGCCCACGTTCTTTCATAGCACGTGACGTAAAGATACCGATAACATTATCCGCCGTCATAATCTTACTCAATCCGCCCGAGATGTGGCTGTGATCAAACTCAATTTCTTCAACAGCACTACGGTTTAACTGTGACGCTGTGACTGTGATACATTGTGTTTCCATAGCCAAGTTACGAATTTCTTCCGACACATACTTGTCCTTAACGAACAGGTCACTTGGGCTAACTTTAACACTCAACGGCATCATCAAGTCCAAATAGTCAATTAGAATAACGTCGGGCTTGCAACCTTTCTTGACCTGATACTCTTTCAAGTAGGCACGGATATCGTTACAGTTCTTGCCCGATGGCATATACTTAACCTGTAAGTTACCACTCTTCTTGCCCAACATCTTGACCTTGAGTTCAACGTCGTCGATGTTCTTAAAGATCTCTCGAGTTGTAATACCTGTCATCATACTATCGAGTCGCATACCTACGAGGCCTTCGGCTAATTCAAATGTAAGATATAAGACATTAAGTCCAGCTAGTGCCCAGTTCACTCCTAAGTTGGCTAAGAACAAACTCTTGCCGCCACCTGATCCAGCACAGAAGATATTCAGTTCACCTCGGTTAAATCCGCCGTATAATTTCTTATCAATGCTGGGCCATCCTGTGCTGATCTGCCCATTGCCATCTTTAAGTTTAGTCAGACGTGCTCTGGGATCTTCAAAGTAATCTGTACCCATATCTTTGTTTAGAGATATCTGTATAGCATCCTTAATTAGTTTTTCAACTGGACCGTAGTCTCCGGACTCTAACAAATCACTAGACTCGATAATTGCCCTTTCTAGTCCTTTGTGTCTGCTAAAGTTTTCAAACTCATTCATTAACCATTCATAGTTTTCTCTGGGCAATGCAACTGGGTTATACTGACTTCTTGTAGATGCGTTGACGATATTGGCCTCGGGCATTACCTTGTATTCATCTACATATTTTGTAATGAACTCTGCACTTTCTTGCAGTCGCTGATCAAAGTTTTTGGGATCAAAAATATTTTGACAACGTACAAACGTCTCAGCATCGCTTAGAAACATTTCCAAGTACAGCTTTTGCACTTCAAAGTCATAATTGGGTTTTTGTGGTTTTTCTTTTTTATTCATCTCTTAACGCTTCTAGTTTCTTCTTCATTAGATTTATTTTTATCTCGCCCGCAACCTTGTAGTGCAAGATTGTGGCTAACACATACAGTCGTCCATATTTCTTTACAGCATCTGCTACATCTTTGACGTCATCGCCCCACGGAGGCAAACTAGCACTCCAGCCATTGGTTATTGCTGATTTGAGCATCTTGGCACCGGGGCGATCTCTGTCTGGTACTACTATAATTTCTTTTCCTAATCCAGTCAATCTTGCAATCTGGGCATCGTTAGGCTCGTTCGTCATAATGGCTACGCCATCTATAGCTATAGCATCAAATTGTCCTTCTACGACTATGACGCATTGACGATTCCACCCTTGACGATCCAAATTAAAAACATATCCACTTTGACTATCTGTCAAGTACTTAGGGTTGCCGGGATTGATTTTTCTGCCAGTGTATCCTATTACCTTTCCATCTTGATAAAACGGTATTAGTACTCTATCTACATAGCCCGATGCAGGACTCCACATCCAATTGTACCAATCGAGCTCCATACCCCTACTTAAAATGTATTCTACTATCTTGCCAATGTCTTCTGCTACATCGGGCAAGTACCCGGTATTAATCCATTCCATTACAGACATTGTGCCATCGGGCAAGGGTTTTTCTAATAATACTAAATTTAGTGCTTTCTTAAGAACGGGCTGGTCATCTTTGATCTTGAGTGCCGCAAGATTAAGTTTACCTATGTCTATCTCATTCATGCCTATCCATTGAAATAGGCTTTTGGTATTCTTGCTTAGAATTTTACCAGGAGTCCATCCTGCGGCAAATCCACAATTGAAACAATGATATACAAACCCGTCATTCTCTACTCTAATACCGCCACGCAGTTTTTCATCTTGACGTTCTCCTCTGTGATGACAGCAGGGAGCATTAAAACTGGTCCATCCACCGGATGTAAGTTTCCTCTTAGAAGGCAGTAATGTCAGTAATGCAGATTGTATATCGTTCACATATACAGTTTAGCTTCTGTAAAGTGCTTTGTCAAACGATCCGAAGAAACTAGGATTATCATTATTAGATTCTGCAGGTGCAGTTCCAGGAACATGTAGAATTCTAATATAGGTATAGACACCATTAAAGTTAATCGAATCTATTCCGGTAAATCCAGTATAAGTCTTGGTAACGATGTTAGAATAATTTCCACTTGATCCCGGAGTGTTGTCCAGGGTTCCTTGAATGTATACGGTCCCCTTATATCCGGTCATGTACATGGCTAATGTGTGCAATGCGCTATTACCATTGTATTCTGGGTTAGCATAGATGTTTCCACTCTTATGCTCATACTTCTGTATATCGTCGTTGTATGTAATATTAAACGTGTTTATAGTGGTGCTGTCTTTGAGAACAGGAAATACTTCAGAACTTAGATGCAGGGTTCCTGCCATTCCGTAGTAAGTATTAGAATAAGTTGGGAGATAGGCTCCATCAGATTCTCTAAGTTTAATTGTATATTGATAACTGGTTCTATCTAAATCTAATGTATCACTCTCATTAAGAGTTAGTATAGCTAATCCCTTGGTTGAAGTAGTTGCTACATCTAGTACTTCGATTTGTTTTTCAACTATTAATCTCTGATTGATAGCATCAAACATACTGAATACAAATGTTTGCGTGTTGTAGATTCTAACATTTTTTTGGTCGCTATTTTTAAACTGAATTCTAACTTGATTTTTGATACCTTTTTGTATCTTTAGGTCTCGCTGGTACATAACCTGGTTTACTCCTCTTACAGTAGCGTCCAAATCTAATGTTACATCGAGTTTGTAATTATATAAATAGACTGGTAAATTTTGCATAAAGTATTTATTTTAAACTAATGAGAGACCAGTTCCAAGAAAACTTTCCGTTCATAACCTGCTTAAAATCCAATGATAAGGAATATGTAGGTATTGTTATTAACTTTGATGATTATGTTGCTAGCATCTACGATCTATCTATGATCGTAGGAGTCGAGGAACGACAGATTTTCCTAGAAATGGGTGAAGTCTGGTGGTGGGAAAGTAACAGAAAAATACCCATAAACATTTTTCTTAAAAAAGAAATGCATGTATTCCGACCCTTTATAAAAACTTTTAATGTAAAAGACATAGAGTTAGTATTTGGTCCTAGTGTTAATCTAAGCGAAATTGCTGAAAAGAGAGTAAAACGTAAATCTATTCAGCTAATAAGGAATGCGAGGAAGTAAGACCTTCGCAAATTAAGTTCATTTGAACTACAATAGCTGCCGCATATGCTATAGCGTGAGCTTTTTTAAAATAATACTCATTACCCGCAGGCTTTTGCCAAATTTCTGCGTTTACAGTATTCCAGTCTTGTCCAATTAGATAGCGTTTTGCCGGTCTAATCATAGCTAATACCGCAGCCAATTGACTTATGCTATTTGGCAACATCTGTCTTAGAATTGATCCGTGACCGTTCACATGGAACAACATATTAGTGAAATCGTCCTGTTGTAAAAGATCCCATAGTGGTTCTTGATTTAATAATTTTAAGAGATGTTCTTCATCTCGTACATCTTTGTAAATTCCAACATTTAATAGGTCAATCTTAAAATACCCGCGGTTTTCAGCTTCTTTATAGTCAAAGCTAGCAGTATCAGTTATGGAATTGTACGGGATAGAATGACAATATACGCCAGTATTGTGCTTTTTAAAAGTTCCATTATCTTTAATAGCCGCTGGTACATGCTCGATAATTTTGAGAATTTTTGTTCTATCAGCAAAGTCGATATCAATATCCGGCATTTCTAATCTCGTCGTATGATGGTGCGTAATTTCCTAAATGTTGTACAGTTAATCCTGCGGCAACGTTAGCAAACATTATAGCTTTCTTTATATCATTTGTATATAGGTATTGAGTGGTTAGTGCCGCCAAAAAAGTATCACCACATCCACAAACATCACTTACTTCTACTTGTTTACTTGGATGCACTTCGTCCCATAGTCTAGCACCTTTGCTACCTAATGTAACAATTAACCCAGCACACTCGCTTGTTAATCTGCTATACTCTAGTTCATTAATCTTAACCCATGCACCTTGAAAACGTTCTAAGTCAGTCTTTTTAGTGTCTATGAACACTGGTATGCTCAAAGCAACGAGTTCTTCGATTAATTCGTAGCTAACTGTACCTTTGTTGTAGTCACTGATCACAACTGCGTCGTAAATCGCAGGAATAGCCGAAGCAAATTCAATAGGATTAGATTTAACATCATTGTCAATTCTTACAATGTGTTGTTTACTTTTGGAATCGATTAATCTGGTCTTAACACTTGTTTCTCCGCATAGGTATGTAACTTCACAGCCCAGTGCTTCAAGATTGAGTTTGACATTACGAGCCATGCCTGCTCTTTCTTCCTTAGAGCTATATTTGAATACAGGAACAGGTGCCTCGGGACTTATTCTGTCAACAGTTCCAAACTGATAAACATCTAAGCAATCATCCCCGATTAATAATATTCTGAATGGTGTTGGTAGTTGAGTATTCGCCGACTCTGTCATAATAGATCACTTCTTTACAATATTCTTCTGCTGTGCTAGGTCTATCTTTTTTCCAGTCGCTGCCTTTTACATACACGTCTGGTTTCCAGCTTTTCATTATTTCTATAAGTTGTTCTTTGCTGTCAAAAAACAATACACTGTCAACTGCTTTTAAATTTTCTAAATGAAATTTACGATCTTCTTGGTTGTTAATAGGACGATCATCACCTTTTAACTCTTGCACTCTACGATCAGTATCAATCACAACCAGTACCGCATCTCCTTTGCTTTTAGCAAAGTTGAGCATTTCAATATGACCTCGATGCAGAATATCAAATGTTCCGTTAACCATTACTCGGGTCATAATACTTTCTTAGGTTAGTTACATCAGCACATGTGTATGTTTGATAATGTGCTTTAACATTATCAGGCATAGGAATATATTCAACTCTACATTTCATTCCTTCTGCAATTGTTCGAGCAACGTTATCAAACGATGTAGCGCGACCTGTACCGGCATTCCAAATACCAGATTCAGTTACGTTAAAAAACTTTTTATGAATACTAACTACTTCATGTACAGAAATAAAATCACGTTTGTAATTCTCAGAATTTTCAAATAGCTTGATAACTCCGGTAGCTTCTGCCTGCTTGGTAAACTTATGATGAGGGCTAGACTGATCACCTTTATGATCTTCATGAGGTCCATACACGTTGAAATACCTAAATCCCTGGACTGTTATGTTAGACCATTTTTCTCTAAATCCACTTACATATCTTTCAAAAAGATATTTGCTCCATGCATATGGACTTAGCAAATGAACAGGTGCATTTTCGTTAAATTCTTTTCCTAGTCCATATACGCTTGCAGAACTTGCATATTGCAAATTTACATTGTTTGCCTGACATTGATTGATAACAAGTCTACTAAAATCATAATTCTGATCTAGCATCTTGTCTACATCCATTTCAGTAGTAGACGAATTTGCTCCTAAATGTATGCACCAGTCTAAGCCTCTAAAATCTGGAAGTTCTTCTCCCCATTCAAAAAGAGACAGTTCGTGTTCGTCATTTAGTGCATTGACCATATTTTGACCAATAAAACCTTTATACCCTGTAATCAAAATTTTCATTTCTGACTGTCTCCTTTAGCAACTCGATAATTGTCTTCGACACTGTCCGGTGTGCTAACTTCGATAATGGTCCCTTCTTCGAGACAAATCAGTTGATGTGGTACCAGTGGATTATTATGCCACACAGAGCCTGGTTTTAATACTTCTAAATATTCATCCGCTGTCTTCGTATCAATAAATCTAACTTGAAATTCACCGCTTAACACATACCAGGTTTCTTCCTTTACAGAATGGAAATGCATACTAAATCTAGCACCGGTATTAAACTTTAGTAATTTTCCGCAATACTTGTCGTTTGTTGCCCAAATTAATTCGTGACCCCAACCTTTTTCTACAAAACCTTCTAATCTCATAATTCTCCACTTTCAGCCAGTTTTAACATTAGGCTATATTGTTCGTATGCTTTTTTTACTGCTGGATATTTGTCCCGCAGTGCTCTCTCTCGTTCTTTCTGCTCCATTAGTGTTTCAAACATTCTGTAATGCCCTTGCTTCTTCATGTTGTTAAACACCTCGGATTCGAAGTCTGCAATTCTTTCTAATTCACTTTCAGCAATTTCCACAGTATACAACGGTTCGCTATCATATATAACATCTTCATAAACTCGATTAAAATCCATAGGATCTCTAAAGTAATTTAAATTGACTTTGCTGTACCGATGTGCCCGCTTGTTTGTATCAAGTACACGAATACTGTGATGTTGGCAAAATTGTTTTATATTTTCTGTAGTCATTATTCTATCAGCATTAACATAGCCATTGTGGCTTTCTTGTCGTCCTCTAAGCAAAGTAAAATTTCAGCGCCGCCACGAAGCGGCATAATGCGCCAACCTTCTCCACCTATTCTATCGTGAATATAATAGAGACGAGGCCCAACGTGCTTCATGCACCAAGCCTCTGCTTTACCTACGCTAGGAACTTTAAACTCAATCATGTTCTATAGTATATATCACTTTATGTGCCCCACCTCAACAAAAACATAGTTAAGTCTTTAGAATCTTTAAATGCAAAAGTAGTGTTGCCAAACATGCTGTGCATAACCCAAATCTTACCATTCATGCCTTCCCAAGTTTTAGGAGTTTGGTAGGACCACCCACCGGTTCCTATATGTTCGTGGCACCATTGTTCCATGTCTGGATGTTGCCAATAACGTTCTTTACCAAATGTAATCCAGCTAGCAGTATCACTCATGACCACCTCAGAATGAATAAGGTCAAATCCTTTTCATCTTTAAAATAAAATTTGTCTTTCTTTTCAAACCAACGACTGCCACTATTTCCAAATCGTTCTCTGCACCAAGTCTGTGCCTGTTCATTTAGATCCAAGGGAGTGCTTTCTGTTCGAGCCATTTCAATCCAGGTATATTTCATACCCCATCCGCCAGCTTCTCCCGTTTTCATAGGTCGCAGTTCGTGTTCTGAACCGATGTTCAAGCCGCCGACAATAGAACTAATACTGGTCATGACCACCTCAACATAAACATAGTAAGATCTCGATCTTGTTTAAAATAATATTCAATAGAAGTACTGTGATGAACTACATTCCATTTACCTTTGAATTTGCCCAAGGTCTTTCCTAACCATTCATCAACTTCTCTGGTACTGTGCAAAAGATTAACTTTGGTCTTATATGGCCATAATTCTTTTTTAAGTCGTCTCATGTTAGTGCTTTCACAATTTCATATTGACGCAGTGCTTCTTGGACATTGTTCCAAGCGATAGCCAATGCTGGATTAGACTTTGGTGCTTTTCTATATCTCACAGGAGGATCACTATCGACCCACTGCTCTGGATTATCTTTGGTCCAGTAATAGACATTAGCCCAATGACTATGACAGGTGCTGTCAGTACGCCATTCTCCCTTGCCGTTCATGCCTCCAGTATGATTCCAATAAAAGTAATCTACACCACAAGTATCGTCAGCTAGGGTTACGGTCCTGAAGCCCATATAATAGCCGCTTTTATCAGGCTGCTGATCTGCTGTATGGTGCCATATGGAAGTCTTCATAGTCTAAAAAAGATGTTGGAGTTTCTGATAGAAGGAGTGCGTCCCCGTACTTTAATTTTAACATCATTTCCTGTTTTTCGCAAGTGGTTGTTATCTTGATGTAGGGATTTTCGTTTTGATATCGCCAGCGTGTTCCATTTGAAGTTTCAAAATCTTGCCATTCGGGCATAACGACTTCCACTTCGCAACCCAACCCAAATAGGAATGTTGCATCAATTTCTGTAGCATCGGGCTTACTCAGTGTCCAAAGTGTTTTAGTAATCATACTCCGTTGCCGCTCCCAAACTTTAATGCAAACATAGTTGAATATTTCTCACCCTTGTTCATAAACTTAAATGTTACATATTCATCGGCTTGAAATACTGCCCATTCAAAATCTAGTCCCATAATCAATCCCTGATCCTTACACCATTCTGCTAACTGGATAGCGTGGTTACTAGCGTGGTGTAGTTTCATAAAATTAAGATGTCTGTATTGAACTATAGTGTCGAACGGTATTCGAATTTCAATCATCGTTCATAATTTCTTCTATATACGGACTTTCGTTAGGAAAATAATGCACATGATATTCTCGCTGATTAAATCTGTAGACTTCAGATATACTATGTTGATTGTTACTAAACTCGTCGGGCTCATCTTGCATCTGTATCATCAACCAAACATTTTCTTTTTCTTGACCTTCTAATGTTCGACGAGGAGGGCCCATGACCTTACGAAGAAATGTTTTTAATTCTTCTTGGGACATGTTGTTAATAAAGGCTGTCATTTTATCCCAGTCTCGTTGCACAGTTCTTGAATCATCAAGATATCTGCAGGACTATCTTTAAATTTCTTCATCCAGAATTTAACATCAAATACAGGTGTAATCATGCTCAACTGTTCGTCACTCATCTTACTAACCATGGTCTTACCCGATGTACAATTTAGGATAAGCCACGGACTAACGCGACCATTTAGCATGTCATGCACTGCTTTGTTCAAACTGACATAATCAAAGTATTGTGCAAAATTTGCACTATGCTCGTCTCCCCAATCCATCATTGTTTGCAATGTTCTCTGCACTGCTGCTTCGACTGGTTCTACTTTGAGCATGTCAAATAGGTACTGTTCATACAGTTCATCCCTGCACCAGTGGTCTAATTTGACACCACTTTTAATCACATAGTCAATGAACTTTTGAGGATAGATAGGATTGACGTTATTGACAAAACTGCCAAACTTTACAAAGGCATTATAGTAAGCACTGGTACAAAAATGTTCATAGGTCTTGCCTTTTTTATCATTTTGTGTAAGTTGATAAAAACGAACATAGGCCATATAACCTGCTTGAACACGCTTCTCATCTTTCTGCAGAGCACGCCTTTTTTGTTCACACATGTGCGCTACTAGAGTCTTTTCTTTCATAAAACTCTTACCGCAATGTACACAATTAAAAGGTTGATCTGCCAATGCTATCATTCGTAATCTTTTCGTTGCTTCTTGTCAAAACCCATTTTGTCAAACAGTTCGTCGATGTCTTTCTTAGTCATCATGCTAGCTAACGTCTTAATGTCATCTAGCTTCCATGCAGGATAAATTTCAGCTAACAGTTTTTCAATCTTATTTGCTTTGCCCTTTTTACCTGCGGCAAGATAAGGATGATACATGTTAGAACCAATACCAGTTGCTGCAAATAATTTCCACAACAAGGGTCTATGATTCTTACTTAATTCCCAATGATTTTTATTAACATACTCGTTAGTCCTTTCTAGGAACCATTCTTGCAATGATTGATCACCTTGCACATTAGCAGTATACCTCATTAAGATGTAAGGACTGAATGCTTTCTTTTCCTCGTCGGTGAGGTTTTCGTAAAAGTCATAGTTGCGACTGTCTACTGCATTTAGTTCACGCTTAATATCAAGTTTTGCGGTTGCCATATCTTTTTTCGTAATCTTCTGTAAGGTAGTATGTTATTTTAACACGGTCCAGGGCGGCTTGTAAAGCAGTATCGGACTTGGCAGCACGATGAATATCACCCCACAATTTACTTTCCATTATTTCGTCATGCAATGATGCCCTAGGTGATCCTGTTCCGATTCCTACATTGCCGGAACTGTCTATCCGCATTTTTTCAGTAGAACCTGCATTTCTAGCATAAACAGTTTTACCCTTATCCGGACTTTCAAAAATTAGTGACATCTTACCAACATCTTGTGTAATCTACAATCTCACTTTGTCTAGAAACTTCTTTAACAAAATAGGCGCATAAAGGTTTTTCGCCTGCATGTAATGGTGTGGTTAAAAGTTGCCCAGCCCTCATTTTAGGAAAATACCATTTAACATCTTGATAAACATCAATAATATCAATTTCATGAAATTCTGGCCTAAAGCTACTAAGTGGATTAAAACAATATGTTTTGAATCCTCTATCATTTAGACTTGTTAATGGCAATACTTCCATATCTGGTCCTTCTGGATCTCCGACAATTGTACACCAATCAAGTGGCATAGTAATTTCATCCTGACCTATTTTAAGAACTGCTGCAGGACCAGTAAAACTTTCAAGAAAAATTAGTGGGATAAAAAAGTAATCAGGATTTTGATTATCACTATTATCTAATACTGAAAATCGTAGATCATCGTCTACTTCTTCAGGTAATTCGTTGAGATAAAATGTTTTGTTTTCTAAGGTTAAGATTTGCATTATTTGTTATATTTCACTTTTTGAATTTCGAATGGATATTTCGCATCCTTATAGAACTTTTTTCGTTCAGTAAGGTGTCTCTTTGCATACTTCGTTGACGCTGTAATATCCCAGATTTGTACGAAGTCTTTGTCGTCTGCTTTTCTAATGCCTCGCCCAATTGATTGTATAACGCGAGTAAAGCTCTTTCCGGACTCCAACATAACCAGATTAAAAATCCTAGGGATATTAATACCAACAGCGGCCACACCGTAAGTCGCCACAATAATCTTGTTAGTAGCAGTTTTAACTTCGTCATATTCAGTCTTTCTATCTTTGGTTTTTACTCTACCAGATATAAAAGCAACATCCGGTTCTTCTTTCAAAACATTGAATAAGCCACTAAGATGAGTTTGTAGGAATTCTCCGCACTCGATTCTATCAACTAACACAAGGGTGTTGCCAGTGTTTGCAATCTCTTTAATTAGCGTAGATATGTAACTCATCCTATCATTATCGGTTACTAGGAATTTTAACTCCTCAGGATATCCGCTAAATTCTTTCCACTCTGCCGTTTGAATAATGTTTACGTGGCAATCACTTAGTACACCTTTTTCCTGTAATTCGTGAGCACGAACTTGATGTACTACTTCACCTAGACTTGCACGTAAACTTTGAAATTCGTGGTCTGCTTTAGGTACAGTACCAGTTAAGCCCCAGCGTATTGGTGCGTTGGCAAGATTTCGGGTTAGCAAGTTTTTCAACACTTCCGCCTTGGCCATGTGTACTTCATCAACCATAACTGTAGCAACTCCTTCGAGTAATTCTGCTAAAGTTAACACTTCTTCATCAGTGGTATCTTTGGATTTTTTGTCTAAAATATTCAAACTTTGCCAGGTGCAAATAGTATGCGTTTTGTTCAGATCTTTTCTGTCACCGTAGTAAACACCTACATCTAATTTACAGTTAATGAAGTCTTCCTCTGTTTGTTCCACAAGACTTTTGTTAGGAACAATGGTTATTGTACGACCATATTTTTCCACAATTTTCGATAAAGTTGCGGTGGTTATTGTCTTGCCAAAACCAGTTGCAATTTCTTGAATACACTGTGGATTTTTAAGAAACATATTGACTGCTTCAACTTGATCGTCACGCAGTCTAATAGGTTTGCCTGCAAATCGATGACCTTCGGGCCATGTCTGATCACCCCAAAAATCTTCAAAAATTTCAGGAAAATCTAGGGCAATGGGCTTGCGATTATCTTCAAGATCAATGTTGTAATTTTTACTCTCAAGATATGTTAACACCTGTGGTAGCATTGATAGATAGGTAGTTCCACCTAATCCGAAAAAACTAACACTGCCGTCCCAACGACCTAATTTATAGGCTGGACGATACCTAGCTGTGGGGTCTTCGTACTTGAATTTCTTGACCAGAGCCTTTCGTGCGTCGAGGTCTAAATTTTCTATCTTAACATTGACCTCGTCTTTTATTATTATTTTACAGTATGGCAAAGTTAAAATTCCTTTGTGGTTTTTTGTCCAGTATGTGAATCACATTATGGTGATTTTTCACAAATTCTCGTATTGTATAGTGTACACTATGTAGGCTGAAGTTTACAACACAATTGAATTTAATTTTTGATTCGATAACTGTCTTCGGTACCTTGCCGCTGATAAACACTGCACGAGTTTTTTCAGTGATGGGATTGTTTAGTTGCTCGTCTTTGATAAATTTATTGAATTTTTCACCAGTTTCTTTAGGTAGTCTAAACATCACACTCATTTCTTCAGGAGTGATATCAAGTGATTTTAAAAATTCATAACTTTTTGTAATTTTTTCCATCTCCAGGCCGCCCGGTATGATAAACATGCAAGGAGACAGATTTTTAACAATACGAGAAATGTCGTAAATTGTAGATTCTTCCAAATTTACGGTAAAATTCACCCCTGGATTTTCATTTAGGAAATCTATTACAGATTGTTCAATATTATTTTCAGCCAGGTACTCACTGACACTATCATCCCATGTATGTATACCGACTTTTCTTGCTAAAAATAGCGAGTCCAACAAATCTGTGGTTTCAGGTTGAGGCACACGATGGCTTACATTGATAAATTTTGGCATTTTTTCGGTATAACTGACCATAGGTACAAAATTTTCAAGATTTTCTTGAATAGCCAGTATTTGCTCAATGTAATTAACAAATTCTTCGTCAGCAGTGAACTCGTCCTTCTCAACAAACGAGATCAGGAATTGTATGCTACGTTCGTTCAGTGCAAAAATCCATGCTTTTTCATCTTTATCCCATTCCGCGTGTATCAAATTAGGACGCTCTTTTCTAATTCTCTCCAAGATGGTTTCATTATAAGGAAATTCCACTTTGATTGCCTTAGTGTATTCACTATGAGCAATCACAGAGATTCGTTTGTTAGAATTGATAGTTCTACGGGGTACTCTATATGTGGGATTTTCCAGAAAATTTGTGATATCTTGTCCAAGTATCTGCGTTAATTTTTCTTTTTGTCTTTGCAGTATTCGAACTGCAAGAATTGCCTGTTTTTCAGTGAATCCAAGACCTCTAGAAATTTGATCATGGAAGCTCCAAACCATTTTTGAATCATAGGGATTCATTTGGGTCTTCATTGCAAGGAGAATAATTAGGTCTTCAATACTCATACTAACATTATACAGGAAAACAAAAAAGGACGCAAGTCCTTTTTTAGTTAGAGGGAAATATCGTCCAATCCGGCAGCGCGGAGTTTGATAATATTGCTAAGTTGCCACTGTTTGATATCCAGTGCCTTGATAATGCCCAGCCATTGATTTCTCAGCATGGCAAATTCGTTGATAATTTTTTCCATATCAACAACATCTGCTTCACCATCGACGTATTTTTCAACATCTCGACTGCTTAGTGCTCTTTGATAATTCTCTAGATATTTCTTAAAGGCTTTGCTTCGAATACGGCGCAACTCAATGTTCAAATATTCTAATACTGCTTCAATTTCCTGCAATTGGTTAAACCTTTGTTCAACAATTCCAGGTAAAGAAGCCGAAGCTTTCTCTACTTTTCCGTAGATCTTAACTTCGGCCCTTGCACTATCTATTTCTTTATAAAAGTATTCTATGCAGTCAGGTAAGTGAGCAATGTCCTTACTAACTTTAGAATACCATCCCATAATTAATCCTCATCTTCGTAGAAATCATCGTCTTCAATAAAGCTGTCATCTTCTTCTTCATTAAATTCTTTCATTACTAATTCGATAGCATCGTCAAGATGTGGATCATACCCTAATAGTCCTTCTAATGTGTCAGCTTCGACATCTTTGTTAACTAAAAAATCAACAAATTGTGACGCTGCAAATTCACGGCCCTTTTCAGGAATGTGATCTCTAAATGTGTCCCAAATTTCAAAGATTAGTTGCTCTTCCATTATGCTTCCTCATTGTCTTCAAGTGCTATTGGATCTAAGGCTTTTTCTCCATTCTTGGAAATATCTTCCATCATAATGGTTAGCCCGTCTTTTTCGTTCTTTTCCCAAGCCTTACGGAATTGTTTGATTATTTCACCATCGACTGTTGTGTAAACAAGACTGTTGCCTTCTTTCTTCAACATATTTTTAGCTTCGAACAAATCAACCAATCCGCTGTAGGGACTCATGCCAGTTGTATACGGAATTTCTACTTGCACTGACTCGAACGGCTTTGCATAACGTGTTTTCATAATCTTACAAGCTGCACGAATACCGTTAACAGTTGTAGTCTTATTACCATCAGCGTCAGTTTTCAGTTTGAGTTTCTTCATAGCAACTACAATAGAACTTGCATAGACAAATCCTTGCCCGCCACTAATCTTATCATCTGGATCAAACATATCCTGGCTAGCGTATGTGTGATTTGTACAAACCATACCTACATTCCACGAGCCAAACATGTTTACACAGTTACGAACCAATGAAGTAAGTGCCTTAGGCTTACGACCCATGTCACCTTTCATCTCGCCTGCTTCGAACTGATTAACGTCTGTAGGAGTCAACAACATACCCAATGAATCAATTACAAATAATACCTTAGGACGCGAATCTTCGGGCATGGTTTTGTATTCTTTCATGAATTCACTAATGGTTTTTGCCACGTCGTCAATCATAGCCATGTTAAGTTTTAGAAGTTTATCTTCACTTGTATTAACACCTAGATCAAGCAACCACTTTTCGTCAAGGGCGTTTTCGCTGTCAACTAAGACAACAAAAATACCTTGTTCTTGTGCCGCTTTAATAATGTTACCAGAGCAGATATATGATTTACCTGCACCGGATTCGCCCGCAAAAACTGTTACTTTGCCTAGTGGAACTCCTTTGTAGAAGTCCCCCGAGATAAGATAGTTTAGGGCGTAGTTACCGGTTGAAATCCAATCGGTGGGGTCGTTAAACCCAATTCCCAAGCCATCAATACTTTTCGTAATAGACTTGCGGAACTTCGAAATATCGAAGGCCTTTGACATAGTCTATTCTCCTATTAGTCTTTTTGACGGTTACGAATCATTGCAATGATATCGGCTGCTCTGCTCGATGCCTCCCCACCTGCGCTCTCAGCTTTTGCGGCTGGAGGAGTGAATGATTTCTCTGCTGTTGCAACTTCATCTTCCCAAGGTGCTGGCTCTTCAACGGCAGGTACTGGTGCTGGTCTAGCCACCGGTGCTGCCGCTGATTTAGCCGCTCCACCTTCTGCATTGTCACGACCACCATAGCCTGCTGGCTTGAAGTATTGACCCCAACGATCCATATCAAATGCTTCACCGTCTACTGACGCTTCGAACATTTCTTTCATGACTTTGAGTTCAACTTCGCCTGGCTTCTTAGGCAAGAAGTCTTTTAGATTATACAATCCATGTTGTGCAATTGCAGCATTTTCTGCATCGCTTAGAGCACGTTCACGACGAGCCCAAGTGCTAGTAGAGTAGTCAGCATAACCACCTTTGCTTGTTTTAGCAATCTTGAAATCAAGACCACGAACCAAGTCTGTCGGTAGTTCTTCAATCTCACTATCCATCAAAGCATTTTTAACAATGTTAAAAATTTGTGAGCCGATGATGAAGCGACGGATTGGATTTTCAGGAGTCTTATCTTCCTGTAGTTTGCTTTCGCCCACAAAACCTTGGAACAGGTATGACTTCTTCTTCCAGTACTTACGACCCATATCTTCCAAAGACTTGTCTTTGAACCAAGGACGAACCTCAGTAAGAATTGGACATGTCTCGCCCCACATTTCCATACATGGGACTTGAACAGTCACTGGCTTGGAATTGGTTTCACCTTTCACACCGGCAAATGGCAATTTGATCATTGCACGTTCGATCCAGAAGAAAGTATTTGAGCTGTCACCGTCAGGAAGGAAGCGGACTGTTGTAGTCGAACCTTCTGGCATGTTCCAGTGAGGGTAAATTGCATTATCACCGCCGCCGGATTGCCCGCCGCCTTGTTGTGAAGATGCTTGTAGTTTTGCGCGAATTTCTGCTAATGTTGCCATAATGTTTTTCCTTAATGTTGATTTATTATGCCTCTTCTTTAAAGCCTACTGACTAAAAAGAAAAACTGTGCATGTGTTTAGTATGCACAGTTTTATTTATTATCGCAACCTATACGGCTACGAAAATACGGTTATTTTTGCCAATTATTTTCTGTAGTTGGCAATTCTCATAATTGCTGCTAAGTCAGTAGATTCGTTCTGTCCTAGACCCAGTTCTGCTTTTTTACGGGCTAATCCTGCTGAGCTTGTTGGGCTATTGGTTTTTTCTTTTTCTAAATCTTTAGTGGACATCTTCCAGTCGCCGCCTTGTTCCTTGCGTTTGTACGCAGGCACTTGGCTCTTATCTGGACCGCTTTCATTCGGACCGCGGTCGTCCGGAACACCGGCAGCTTTTAATGCATCTGCCCTGTCACTGTAACCTTTAACACCTGGTTTGATATCTTTAGATGCTTGTCTAATTGCTGCTTTTTCCGTGTCAGAGGCATTGCTGGCATCAACGTGCTTCATTGTTGTAGAAGCTTGATGACTATCTCTACCTTCAACTTTTGCCTTGATGTTTCCCACTAGTTCTTTTAATCTTGCCAATCCGTCATCGCCATTAACTGGTGTGCCGTGACGCTGTTGCCATTCCATAGTTAGTTTTTCCATAAATTGTTCAGCCATTTGTCTTGCCTGTTGTCCAGCTTGCTCTCCAAACTTTTCACTGATTTGTTTTTCAACATCTAATGCAATGCCTTCACCGCCACGGAATGGTCCAACTTCTGGATTGTCACGATTGTAAAAACTCTTAACAATCTTAGCAACTTCTTGTACCATTGCCTTAGGATCTTTGCCTTCTGCAACAGGAGGTTGTTCTGGAGCAGGAGCGTCTACAGGCGGCATTTCTGCTGCTGGCTCTTGAGGCGCAGCACCAGTTAGTCCTAATGCCACTAACAACTCTGGGTAACTTTCCTGCGCCCACACTTGTAATACTTCGATAGGATCAGTTGTAGGATCTAAGTCAAACGCACCTTTTAATTTTGCTTCGAGGTCGCTATCTTCTAAACCAAAGCTGCTGAAGAATTGCCATGCGGTTTGACCGTCTACACCCAGTTCTATCTCACCGTTAGGCAATTCATCCATTGCCTGCTTTAAAGATTGAATTTGATCATCGGTTAGTTTACCTTGCTCAACCGCTTCTGCCCATTCTGTAAATTCGTCAAATACACTTTCCTTGACTTCTTTATCGTCGTCGTTGCATTCGCACGGCGAGCAATCGCATTTGGAACAAGTTCCTTCATTAACAAAATCTTCAAGATCAACAGCATTGGCTTCTTGCATAATGCTGTGAATTAGAGGAAAAAATGCTGCTAGATCTTCTTTGAAATTTGTTTCTGTAAATTTTGCCTTGTATGTTTCCATAGTGACAGGATCTAGATCTGCCATTAGTGTTTCATCTTGTTCTACAAAACTTGCTGTCCATGCTTCATAATGATGACGCTTGCTCAATGATTCAATTTGTGCTTTTAATTCTTGTAGTCGGCCTACGGCCCTTTCTTTAATGCCCATTGCATCATCATGTAATTGAGTGTGTTGTACTTGTCTGCTGAATTCTTGTAATTGGGCAATCTGTTCACTCATACGTACAATTGCCTTGCCGGCTGGATCGTGTGGAACGCCACCGTGGTCAACGTGCTGAGCCATGGCAAATGCGCCAGCTGGATGAATGAACGGATATTTAAATCTTTCACCGTCTCTATTTTGAATGTAAATTGCCTTGATGTTTTTCTTCTGGCTACGTGCGCCTGGATACATTTCATCTACTGGACTGTGGTGTCTAACAATAACTTCTGTGGCACCTTTTACAGCGCGGCTAGTTTTTTTAGAACTTCTTTGGTTCCATCGGCTTTCTTGCAGACCTTCTCCCATATGTTGCTGTGTTCTATCTTTTAACATTGATAGTAGTCTTTCAGCAATTTCTTCGGGATGATCCTCATATTGTCTACCTAGGTCGTATTGTAGTTCATCAAATTCTTTTTGGATATAACGTCCAACGGGATGTGTTATAGAATCTCCAGCATCTACTATTTTTAAAATAGTATCACTATTGAATTCTGGACTATTCACTACTTTTCCAACTTTTTGCATCAATGCGGTATTATCAATACTAGGACTCATTCTCGATATCAACCGATCACGTGGAGTATTTGTCAGTTCACGACCAGTGTTTTCTGATACACCTTTTCTAATTTTTTTAGTTTCGTTCATAGTATTCATTTCGGGTTCTTCCTTAGTACCTTGCGTTGCTGCAAGATGTTGAAAATCATTTTTATCTAAATTTGTTTTAGCAATATCGCGTGTATCAAAACGTAGCAATCTACGCATTGCAAACAGTCTCATTTCTTTTAGAAAATCGTACCACATACCTTTTGCAGGATCATCTTGATTTTCTGTAATGCCTTGACTGTAGTATATTTTAAGACTACCTAGATCGTTTAGGCTAATGCTCACACGGCCTAGATTTACACCTTCGTTAATAAAGTCAAAATCAAAGAATCTTGCCTCTGCAGGATCAATGGTTACAGCACCTGTTTCGTCGCCCATTTCCAAATTTTGGAAACGACTGCGGACTTTATCGAACAAGTCTTGGGAGATTATTTGAATAGCTTTCATATGTGTTATTTATTAGTAATTAGATATATAGATAGGCATTGGCATTAGGAATTCGTCCTCGCGCTCTTCCCGCATTTTATCGTAAATTGCAGGATCCCATTCTTGTAACATTAAAGCCATGCGTATAACCAGTAACGTAGCACTTACTAAGTCGTCATGCAGCCCTACTTTAGCTTCAAAACTAACACCTTTTGCAATATATCCTTTTAATTCGCTAATTAGAGGTTTAGATCTAACACGGAATCTTTTGCTTTCTACTAGATGTTTTAATTTAGCACATGCATTGATTTTGCTAGAATTTGTAGTGTTAAATCCCTTACGGAACCGGCGCACATGTCCTTTCTTAATAGGTTCGCTTAAAAACAATCCCGGGATACTTTCTTCTCCAATTTCTTCAATAGCAACTAGTGCCGCTTCGCCAATATTGTTGTTTTCTACTGAATAATATATGCTTGCCTGCACACCTTTGTTAGCACATTCATCGTTAATAAAGTTACACAAATCTCTAAGTATACGCACCTGCCCTTGTACAGTAGTTAGATTATGTTGCCACTCACCTACTTGTTCAAAGCTAGGAATTTCTAAAATTTGAATAGCAGCAGGGTCACCACCTGTACCTAAACTAGGGTCTAGTGCTAGTAGATATGTGCTCATTGGATTAACTTTCTTATACCAACGTGCTTGACCCATTTTCATATAAGGCTCATCACCCTCCATGCCTGCAAGACAAATACTGTTAATTAATGTTTCATCAAATACTAAGAATTCGCAATCGTGTTCTCGACGGAAACGCTCTTCACCAATACGACTACGTTCTTCATTGGCCCATACTTCATCACGATCCGGGTGCTCGTTCCAGTATGCCCTGAATGGAAAGAATCCGTTGCGTCCTAATTTTTGTTCGTTGCCAAATTCGTCAAATTTGTAGTTTGCTTCTTTCCATATGTTAGCAAATTGATCTTCGTCACTGTTAGGCGTTGAAGTGATAATCGCTTTACCGCCTGTTGCAAGTGTAGGGGATATAGAAGTCCAGAATTCAACAGCAATATTAGGTTCAACGAACGCAAACTCGTCGGCGTATAGTAGCGACAATGACAAACCTCGACCCGTTGTTTCAGTTGTTGTCTGTGCAATAATACGCGAACCATTGTCAAATTCAATTGACTGTTTGTTGTAACTCTTTACACCGCAACGAATATGGTCAGCACATAATTCATACGCATATCGAATGCGCGACATAATTTCTTGGGCACCGGTAAACTTGTGAGCAGCTACTAGAACAGTAGCATCTGGAATAAACATAGCGTACCATAATAGATATCCTGCGGCCGTTGTAGTCTTACCTGTTTGTCGAGGTAACAAATTTACATTAAATCGATTTCCGTGATAGCTGTCAATTAGTCTACGCTGATATTCAAACGGTTCGTATTGTAACTTACCTTTAGTGGGATGTTGAATATAAAAGAAATGATCAAGAAAGTAGTGTGGGCCGTTAATTGGATCTGTACAGCTCATTAGTTCTTCAATATCCTTTTCAGTATATTTTTGAGCACTGTATGCAGTTTTAACTAATTTATTATCGGTGTAGGCCATAGCAGTATTTACTAAAAAAAATAGCCTCCGAAGAGGCTATTTGGTAAAACAAGTTTGATCAGTTTTCACGTACAAACTTTTTATATTGTGCAAATAGATCGTTTACTGCTTCGTTCATATCTGCGTATGCTTTTGGACGATCTCCGTCCATCCTATCGCCTTGCCCTGGCTGATTCTCTTGATGAGCGTGTGCGTTTGCATCGAACTCGTCTTTGTCATTTGGGTCAGCTGGAGTATTGTCATACTCGTCAACTTTGTCTTTCTTTTCCATATCGTGATCATCCATGTCGTGAT